CGCCCATGAATCGATCACTGGCCGGGGTGGTTGCTTTCTCGACTTCTGTTTTCTGCTTACGTGCCATTACTTGTGTCGCTCCTTGATTGCTTCGATCTGTCCGTCATGCTGCCCGAGGGTGCGGTAGAACTCTTTGAACTCGTGATAAATCTCGATTCGCAAACTATCCACCTTGTCGGACAAACGGTTAATGTCGGAGCGGTTGGAGAGCCATGAGAGGAAGATCAGCACAGACGGTATGCCGACGGCGAGATAGAGCTGCTGATTAGTCAACGTGCTCCTGCTTTCTTTTTGGTTGGTTTCGGGTGGGGTTCGGTGCCGTTCTTTTCGGCGTGGGTTTTGAGGTAGAGGTCGATGGCTTTATCTACCATGTAGGTGCGGTCTCGATCATCCAGCGCGGCCAGCTTATCGAGCTTTGCGATCTTCTCCATGGACAGGCGGAAGCTGTAGTTTTGTTTAGTCATTCCCGCAGCGTACTACGCCGCATGAAGATGTGCAACATTTGACAGGTAGTATGGCAGTGTGTTATACTGTTATACAGGCGTGACCCGCCTAATTCACTCTGGAGATCACTATGCAGTTGTCAACCGCGCTCAGGTCAGAGCTGGAGCACTACCGCAACATAGCCATGGATGAAGTTGAGACCGAGAACGATATCGAGTGGCAGTACACGCTCACTGGATACGATGCCCTTCTCGCTGGCCAGCCCATCCCTGACTTCATCCTTCCCACCATGCGCACGGAGCTGGAGTGCCACGAGGACCGCTTCGAGGGTCCACTGGAGCACGAGTTCCAGATGCTTCTGTTCGAGCTGGGGTTCCGCTTCCATCGTCCTCGCCGCACTGCGAAGCCGCGCGAGGTGGTGGTCATCCGCGATCTGAAGAACCCCAGCTACACCATCCCTCACGGCAGGAATCACTACTGCGGTCCTGCGGCTCTTGCCTACCTGCTGCGTACCTGCCCTGACACTGCGGCCTACATCCTGCGCGATGTGACCAAGCGTCGAGCCATCCATGGGACAACCTCGACGGAGATGATTCGTGCGCTCGAACGCTACGGTCTCCGTGCGATCCCGCGCGCGCGGCGGCACTCACCGGCTACCGGCAAGCGAACGGATCAGCGGACGCTGGCGCAGTGGCTTGAGGTGGAGAAGCCGAGGCCGCACGATGAGTATCTGGTGGTGGTCACCGGCCACTGGATCGTCGTCCACGGATCGCGCTGGTTCGACAACCGCTGTCACCTCGGCAAGCCGCTGGCGCTGTGTCCCTATCTGCGTAAACGGGTGCCGGGAGCGTACCTGATAAAAAAATAGCCGGGGGGCAAGTCCCGGCTAAACCAGAAGAAACATACACATTTCCGAATGTGCGGTGATTGTAACGCAAAAAATAGGCCGGGGTGGTTTCCCGGCCTTGCGCACGTTACGAGACAACTTTGGTTGTGATGGTACCGTATTCCTCATCCGGCACGAACCCGGCTGCATCTTTCCAGTGCCAGCCGGGATGCTTCTCTTCGATCTGCTCAATGAGTTTTCCGCGTTCGACTAGAACCTGTTGCAACTGCGTCTCCAGCGCGAACCGTTTTAGGTTTAGGTTCTCCAGCTTCAGGCGTTCCACTTCCGTCAGGTCTAGTGGCATCTCTCGGTGGCTCCTTCATGGTCTCGATTGCGAGTGGTGGGACGTCGGTGCGAACCGCCTTTACCTCCCAGTAAAACTTCACTACCGGAGTGCTCGATCGCACGATGAACTTACCATTTTTGACCCGGCCAGCGGCGAGGAAATTGCCGAACACTGGATTATCCTCGTCGTCGTACAGCTCGGTCAGTTGAACGCTTCTGTTCTCTTCCGTGGTGAGCGCTTCGAAGTAGTCGGGCAACGTAATCTCCACGCTGCCATCCGCAGTCACGGCCTCGCCGCGATAGAAGACGGCAATCTCTGGCCCTTCGAGCGAGGAGTGGGTGAGGTCTTTTGTTTCATCCAGCGGGTGCGTGATGCGGAAGTTCTTTTGCGAGGCGGTGAAGGTCGCAGAGACTATGATCTGCGGCCCGGTGCTGGCGTCCTGAAAGCAGGTCATGTAGTTCGCTGTTTGCGAGAAATCTGCTGAGTAGCCGATGAGATTGAACGAACCCGCGATTGCGTTGGAGGTGGAATTAATGCAGACCAACTGCAACTCGTTCCCGGTCATAAACCGCATCTGTCCTGCCGTCGAGGTAGGGGTTAGTTGTGGGCCGAGATTGAATGAGGCAAAGAACGCATTGCCGCTGCTGTCCACATGTCCCATCTGGTTCTGCGCACCGTTCCCGAAGCTCACGATTCCGGGTCGATCCCAGTTCAGATAAACTCCGTTGCCTCCCGCGTTGATGGCGAGGATCGAACCGTCGCTGTTGATGTTGGGCGATCCTGATCCCCATGTACCGTTGGGTCTATAGCCCATCCGCATGGCTCCATTGCCGATGAACAGTGTTGCCGCTCCATCGACATGCAGGAACTCTGTGAAGCTCCCTCCTGCGGAGTCGATCCCCGCTAATTGAATCCCGCTCAAAACCCCCACTGACGGTCCTACTGTAATGAATCTTCCTAATGTCAGGTAATCCAACCACATAGAGTTGGGAGTTGCAGGAAGGCCGGATGACCCCATAGCGTGAAGAGAATTGCCAGTGATATCGCCGGTGACGTTGGCGTTTCCTACTGTCAACGTGGTCGCGCCCATCGTCATCAAGTTAGGCGCGGTGGTTCCTTTTATCCATGAGGTTGCGGCGGTGCCTGCACCGTTAATCCCCGCAATCTCAAAGCCAGCAGCTACCTCGCCCGTGGGAGCTTGTACAACCCAACGCGCACCTCCGTCACCTGCATACCAGTCTATGAAGGTGAAGGGGATTGGCGGTGTGGGTCCGGGTGTGCCAGTGGCGATGAATGAAGATGCGATGATATCTCCTGCAAAGATGGAACTTGGAGCGTTGAGCATCGCAACGTTTGCGGGGTTGATGGAAGTCGGCGACCATGAGGTTCCCGTCGATACGCCTATTCCGGCTGGCGGGTAGCTTGGGCCTTCCGGGTCTGCCGTGTTAGCGAAGGTGCGGACTGGTGAATTACTGACGAGGCACGTATCGAAGCTCGCGCTTCCGGCTTCGATGGAGTCAGCGGTGATGGAACCCGCGACGATATCGCCAAGCGGGGCAAAGTCGCTCGGTACAAACTGGGTTCCATTCCAGTAGTAGTTCTGCCACTGATCGGTGCGCTGATCGGAGAGCACCATGTTGGCGTTGGCTCCGGTCAGGTTGCCGATGACTTCGCTGCCTGTATAGCTAGGCGAGATGATGATGACGAAGTGCAGTGTGGGGTAAGCGGCCAGTGTGTTGATCGTGGCTTGGATGGTCGGGTTGGTTCCGATTCCGACATAGGCGTAGTGGTTCAGCTTGGGCGATACCAGCCCACCCATCGCATCGAACGGCTGCATGATGTAAGCACCTTGCCACCAGATGTAGGTTTGGCGATTGCCTCCACGCAGGTCGATGATGAACACGGTCGCGCTGCCTCCGGTGACGGCGCTGACAGCATCGCTCCCTGCGTACTCCTGCGGGATGATGACGGTGCCATCGTTACTGTCGGCGACGGCATACGTGACGGCTTGCTGGATGGTTCGCAGCATGGGCTGGCCCACATAGTAGGTGGAGTTAACTTGCGGGATGCGGATCGGACCTACGAGTGTGCTGGCCATGATGCCCTCCTATAAGACAAGCGAGATGAGAAACGCGAGCGCGATGACGCAGACGATGAAACCGACGATGGCCTCGGCGATCCCGGCTCCGCTCTGCTCGGGTTCTGGCGGCTGGTAGCGCATGGTGTCATGTTCCCGGTGGGACGGCTTGGAGTATACCGCCCGGTAAACCCACGAAACACTGTACCGTGACCGCGTTCGGTTCAAGGTTTACAGTCACGGCGTTGCGCGTCTGAGCGCCCCATACAAAATGATGGTTGCCTACTTCGTTCATAATGATGACGAAGACGTACAGTCCACCCGGCGATACGTTCTTGACGCGGATATTCTGCACTGAGCTATTGCAGTCAATGACGAAGCTCTGGTACTGGCTCCCGTCGAACAGCATGATCGGCGTCGAGGTCTGTCGCAGTAGGCTTCTCATGGGTTGTAGGTGGCCGCTCCTATCGGGTAGAGGTTATAGCTGTCGTCACACACGAAGGTTTGAATTGTGGTTGCATTCGGCTCCATCGACACTGGCGTAGCGTTGTGCAGATTGAAGGGTGCGGGACCGCTCGGCCACAGGAAAGTGTGTCCTCCAACGGAGTCCTGAATGATGATGAAGGTGTAAAGATTCCCCGGTATTAAACCACTGAGCCACGCGCCCGTTATATCGGTCGTTAGCGTCACCTGCCACGCGGTATATTCAGACCCATCGAACTGCTGGTCGAATAGTCCCGGCAAAACGAGCAACTGATTGGTGATGAGCGGCGGGAGTGGCGGTGGCGGCTGGTTGGGATCGTAGGGGATCAGACCGTCGATCTCGAAGTTACCCGGTGCGGTGAAGCGGTAGGCATTGATCTGCGCGATATCGCCGTTCGAGTTCTTGAGGGTCAGGGTGTAGTAGGTTCCCGAGGGTGCGATCAGTTCGTTGTTGTACAGCCATACGGCGAAGGTGCCGTTGCTTGTCGTCACCGGGATTGGATCGGTGAGCCGTGCTACAAGCGCCTGACCCGGTATGCGTGGTATCTGGCTACCATATCCGCAGAGCGCCCACTGCGCGGTTCCATCCTCCGTCGCGGGATTCTGCGTGGGAGAGGTCACCGTGTTGAAGGAACCGGTGACCTGAACATCAGGATTGACAGCGGCCATCACACACCTCACGCGAAGAAAGTAAGCTGACCCACAACAGCGATGCGCGGATGGTTATCAAGGTCGTTGAGGATACGTTGCCTGAACCACTCGTTTGTGACGTTGTGCAATACGCAGTAGTAGAGCGCTGGGATCGACCCGCTCTCATCGATAAGGTTGACGTTGGAGCTGTCGGCGATGCCGTGGTACACGTCGTCGATCAGGGTGATGATCTGGCGGAACGCGGTCTCGCGCGTGTCGTACTCGAACGGATGCGGGTATGTCGTCCCGCGCACTTTGGGCGCATCGAGGATCGTCATGCGCCAGTCGCCACCAAACCATCCGGCAGCGACCCGGTTGGCGATCACCTGCGCGACGGCCATGGGACAGTCCGTGCCACCGTAGCGATAGCCCTCTTCGACGGCGAACGTGGCCAGCATCCCCTTGATGTAGTTTTCATAGGTCACTGGATGAGTCCTACCCTTCGCTGACGGTGCGTATAGAGCTGTTGACGGTAGTGCAAACTGACCGAGTGCAGTGGTACCGGCCCGAAGGCTCGATTGACCTCATCCTCGGTCACCACGTCTTGCAGGATCATTTGCAGCATGGCGGTGCGCCAGCCGCGATACTTCTCCGTGATAGGTACATCGAACTCGTCGAAGTGGATCAGACTCCACTCTGGACCACAGGGATACTGGAGCGTTGTCACCTGTTTGCGCTTGCGCTCTCCGGTCTCCTTGTCGGTCACCCACGCGCTCACACCCACCCGTCCGTTGACGGCGACGTTGGCCAGCCACAGGCGTCCATTGCTGCGCTCGCGCTCGACCTTCACCAGCTTGCCGGTCTTGTCGTCTGGTACCCACACGTCGAATGTAGGCGCTTCAATCCTCGCGTCCACCCCGGCTCTGCGCAGCAGGCGAAAGATTTTGTGCGGGTGCATGATGTTCACCAGCCGCATCCGCTCGTTCTCTATGCCCATGAAGCGTCTTTGATCGTGCCAGCGCTGCGGAGCTGCGGCGGCATAGTTGAACTCGTAGCGCTCGGCGATGCCTTCCTGCTCTTCGCTGGTGGGCTTGCGATCGATGACGGGGCGCGTGTTGTACTCGTCGAGAAGGTGCTGCGGTATCTCCAGCTCCTCGTCGTACGTCGTCGTCGCTCTGCGCAGGTTGCTATGGATTTCGCTGACTTGGGGCATTCTGGTTCTCCGGTGGTGGTGCCGTCATACCGGGCGCGGTTATCATCGCGCCGAGCAACGGAGCTGCGTGGCGTGGTGGAACGAACTTAGCGCCGAAGATGAAGCGGTTCATAAAGTTTGGATCGGTGGACATGCGATCGCGGATCATGCGGTTGAACACTGGATCGGTAGCGAGCTTGTAGCGGGTGCGCGCGGCCTGCGCTTCAGCTCCCAGCGCACCGATGCCAAGGCTGGTTGCGCCGGTCACATGACCCAGCAGATGCGCGAGCGTGTACGCGCCTACGGTTGCGCCTCCAGAACTTGCCATACCGCGCATACCTTGGAAGTGCCTGCGCAGGACCATGACCATATTGCCGAGTAAGCTCTGAACGCGCGCGTTGCCTTGCGGCATCTGCATGTACTGGCCGAGGTCGAGGATGTGGTTCAGACCGCGATCACCGATCGCAGGATTGAGCACATCACCGTACTGATCCTGAAGCGCGCGGATATCGTTGATGAGGCTCTGCCTTGAGCCTCGCGCCTCGGACGGCGTACCGAGAGCGGTTGACTCCTCGGGCGTCAGCGTGACGTGCTTGGTCATCACGTTATGCAGCGCTTGGAATGCATCCGACAGCCGCTTGTCTTTGAGCGCCTGTTCCGCTCGCGGCTGCGAGATGGCATCCATCACGTCCGGCTCCTGAAGGATCGTATTCATGCGCGTGTTGAGACGGGCAATCTCCTTCTCGATGGGAGCCTGCAACTTTGGGACGCCAGCGTTCGCGTCGAAGTCGTCCTGCAACTTCGCCCGTTGGTCGGCGATATTCGTGTAGTCATTACGGAACCGTTGCGGCATCTCGGCGAGTGCGCGATCGCCCACGATGCGCATGTGGTTGGCGGCGTCGGCGAAGCTGCTGGTGTTGTCGGCGGCGTCGGCGACGTTATAGATCGGGCCTACCGGCTGCGTACCCTGCATCGTGTCGTAGCGATCGAGCTGATCCTTCATGTCGTTGTAGCGGTCCTGAATCGCCTGGTCGTCGGCTGGGCTGAAGTCCTGCGATAGCCAGTGCTCGCGCAGGGCGTTCATTGCCGATCGTGTCTGCGCTGGCGACAGCGATGCGCCTTCGGGTGTGAGGTAGCTCCATGCTGGCGCACCTGCTCCTCCAGCGCGAATATCGCTGAGTTGCTGGGTGAGCTGCTGTTCCAAGTCGGGGTCTTCGGTGTCGCGCAGGCGTTGGCGTAGATCGGCCACCGATGCATTGTTGCTTTCGTTCAGGCCATTCGTCACTGCGTCCTTTGCCAGATTGACGGGGAGCTGTTGCCATGCCTCTTGCCGCGCCTGACGCAGCGCTGGCGTCTCTGCGATCGTCGCCGCTGCCGTTTGTCTCGGCGTGGCTCCCGGCAGCTCGGACGCGAGTATCGTGGCTGGTACGCCACGCACATCCATCTCCGTAGGTGCCAGCTCTGCGGCGGTGGCTGCGCGCGCGCCTACGCGAGCCTGTGGCGCTTCAGTCAGACCGCCTACGGCTGCGGCCTCCGCTCCAGATGTGAGCGCATCTGGTAGCGATGCCCCCTGTACTCCTGCCTGTGCGGTACCTACTGTTCCCTGCTCGATCATGGTTCTCAGAACTTTCGCTACCATCGGATTTCTGCGAATAGCTTTTGAGATAGGCTGGAGCGCTTCGATCTTATCCATGACGCCGAGAGATTTCAGCGCACCTTCGCCAAGCATGTACTCAATGACGCTACCGGCATCGTCGCCGAGCTGCTGTGATCCTGCCCGTTCAGGATCGGTAGGCCGAGGCGCATTGACAACGGCCTCATCATGCGCGATCTGCGCATCGAGTGGGTGGCCATTGGTGAATAAGCCGTGCGCCTGATCGACGGCGCGCGCTGCGCGTTCGATGGTGAGCATGGAGCGATCGACGTGCTGCGCTAGTCCTTGGTTCAGGTCGGTGAGGCGCGTGACTACGTTGTGACCGAACTCGGCAGGTGTGCTCCCCACGCGCTGCTTCACGCCTTGGATGTAGTTGTGAACCACATCGCTCAAAGACGGGATGCCACTATCATCCGGCGTGGTTGGTGTCGTCGGCGCTGCGGCTGGCTGCGCAGGCGATGGTGCGGCTTGCTGCTGATAGAGCTGCCATGGTTCAACGCTGGAGGTATCGGGAGTCTGCGCAGGCGGGGCTGCGGCTGGCGCGGCTGGTGGAGGCGCTGCTGGCTGTGCAGCCTGTTGCTGATACATCTCCCAAGGTTCTGCCATGGCTTATCTCCAGCTACTCGGCGATGCCGGATCGCCACCGAGAAACGTTCGTCCAGCTACTACGTCACCCACCTTCGGCATTGGCAGTTGAGGCCTCGAACCGTGTCCCGGCACCTGCGTCGGTGCGCTCCCGTCATCTGGCGTGAACAATCCGGTCGCGCTTAAGGTTCCCGTCTTTCCGTTCAGTGTGGTGTTGATAGTGCCTCCCGGCCTCGGGGGTGCGATCGGAGCGGGAATGTCTATACCTCCTCCACCAGTTCCACCACCGGTCGGCTGCGATTGCGGCAGCGGTGGCAGTGTTGCGCGCCCGTTGACAATGGGGATGCCTTTCGCCTTTCCGATCTCATTCATCGTTTGCACGATGTTGCTGCGCAGGGTGGGCGAGAAGTACGGAGCCTCGGGCGTGAGGTAATGCCGCGCTGCGGAGACAATGCTGTCCTTCGCATCCTGCGCTTGTTTCAGCATGTCCTGTTGCGGCTTGGTCATCCTGAATCCCGTTGATGGCTTCGCGAGGTCGAAGAACTTCTCCATCAAAGCCTCATCTGAGGTTCCGCTTGGGCTTCCCGTTGACGCATAGTCGTTCGCATAGTTGAGACTATCGACCGCAGAACCGAACTCTTTTTGGTGTGCTGCCATCCTTTTATCGAACGCTCCGGTTGGCAGGAATCCTTGTGTCATGGGACGCATCGCGCCAGTCTTACTATTGCGCTCTATCGGGTTTCCGGCTGTGTCTGTTCCTGCTGTCCACGTTCCCTCTTCCTTCGGTGGCGCATTAGCTGCGGCCCGATCCTTCGCTGCCTGCGCTGCTTGTAGCTTCGCCTGCGAGCTGACTTTTATCGCATTGAGATATTCACTCTGTTCTGTGGCCATGCGAATCGAGGCTCCATGGCCGGTCTCGCTGTTAGCTGTAATGGTGTATGGAGTTTTGGTCACGTTGTTTGTCGTCGGGTCCACACCGTACCGGTAGCCTGTTTGATCGGACGATACGTACTGTGCCAGCTTGTCCTCGGGAATGATGTAAGCGTGGGGTGCTTGCGTACCGGAATGGTGAATCAACAGATTCCCGTTCGTCATCGCCTGTTGCACTTGCGGATTGCCGTTATAGATTTTTGCTGCCTGTTCTACATCCTCGGCAGGGCCAACATCGACCATGTGCAGGTCGGCCTTGAGCTTGTTGAATTGAACATCGCGATCCTCTTCATGCTCACTGGCGGCTTGTTTCTGTTGGCCGAGCATCCATGACTGCTCCAGATTGCGCTGGTTGAGGTACGCGATGTTCGCGTTGAAAAGAAGCTTTTGCTGGTTCTGATCGTTAGCCTTTTGCGCCAGCGCTTGCGTCTGATCCTGTTGCGCCTGCGGCATCGCCATGCCGGTCTCGATTCCGGCTGCGGCGGCGCGTTGTGCGCCTCCCGGTCCCTGTCCCACCTCGAATCCTTTAGCGGCTCCCATGAGTGCGGCCTTGGCAACTCTTCCCCACTTCTCTCCCGGCGTGGATGGTTGAGGTGTAGCGTCCACGCTGCCATCGGGATTGGTAACGATGTGGTACGTGGTGTCGCCACCGAGGATCGATCCCACGGCATTGAGAGCGCGCGCGGTGCGTCCGTGATGTACCGCTGCGGCCTGATTCAATAGTGTGGAGAGAGGAACGTTCCCGGCTGGCATCACCGTGGGAGCGGTTGGCTGTCCCGTTTGCGGTACACCTGCGGTCATCGTATCGGGCGTCGTAGTGGGCGGCGGCGGGGTGTATTGATTCGGGATAACGGGTGCGGCTGTCGGCGTCGTACCGGTCGTATCAGTCGTCGGGTCGGTCGTTGGATCAGTCATAGTGTCAGGCATTAGTAGCCTCCTGCCGATGCGTAGGGAACTGTCCCGGTACCCGAGAGCGATGGGAGCATGAGGCCTTGGTATCCGGTCCCGCTCGATATCGGGTTGACATAGTTCGCCGGGTTAGCCCAACTGATTGCGTTGGTGTCGATCGACGGCTTGGAACCGAACATCGACATAATGCCGCTCGGGTTCCCCAGTGCCGCACCACCGACTGAGCCGAGCGCACCGATCGCGGCGTTCCATACCGAGTTGTTGGCCTGCGCGATCTGGTTGGCGGTGTTGGCGGCGGCGGTTCCCGCGCCGGTTGCTGAACCTGCGTAGGCGTTGGGGTTCAGCAGGCCTGCCGTACTGGTGAGGACGTTCGCCGCCTGCCCCCAGTTCTGATAGCCCTGCGCATAGTTGGCCTGCGTGATGGTGTTCTGCGCCTGCGATCTCTGCTGTGCGGCGAGGTTGGCATTCTGCGCGATGAGGTTGGCGCTGGTGCTGTCGGGCAGAAGCGTGTTGCCACCACCTCGGGCAGCGAGCACCTGCGCGGTCGCCTTCTGCGCTGCGGCGTAGTTCTGCGCGATGTTCTCGGCAGCGGATGTATTGAGCGACTGATTCTCGCCAGCGGAGAAACCCTGTTGCCCCGGACCTGCGGCCAAGATGGGTTGGAACTGCGCCGTCAGAGCGTTTGTGATCGCCTGACTCTGGCCGAAGGCGGTCTGGTAGCTGGAGTTCAAAGTCTGGTACATCTGCTGCTGCGCATCCGAGATTTGCTGCTGCTGCTGATTGGCTCCGCACATGGGGTTAACCCTCTGACTGTGTACCTTGTTGACGGTGGTGCAACACCTCTTCCAGCCATCCCGGTAACCTAGGCGTGGGTAAGGTCTTCACTAGCTCCTCGGGCGAGTCCCTGAAGCCGAGGCGTCTTTTGGCCATGATCCGTAGTTCCCTGCCCTTGGTATCGAACAGCATTTCGTGGAACCGGTTCTGTGCCAGCACACCGGCCAGCCACTCCGTTCCCTTGGTCAGAACGTCGCGGTTCAGCTCGCGATCCCGCTGCTGGGTGAAGATCAGGCTGATACGCGCTACGTTCTGCGTCTTGAAGTAGACGAGGACGTTACCCTTTTGATCCTCGATCGCCCACGCTGCCTCTCCCGGCAGCAGCTTAAGGAAGAAGTCGGAAGTCATCACGTCGCGGTGGTACTCGTCGCGGTCGAGCGTGAGGTCGATGAACATCCTGTCCTTGTCCTCGACGGGGCGCACTATATAGTCCGCGAAACGGAAGAACAGCTTCATTGTTTGACTCCTACCGGAAGGATGCGAAACGTGGGTACATTCTGTCCTCCATAGAACTGCCGGGTGAGGGCATCGTTGGTCGAAGCCATCAGCGGCATCGCGGCGAGCATCTGCGGATTGCGCCGGGTGCTGGGATCGGTGGGTGCGGTTTTGGCAGGCTGGCTGCTCGCAGCTCGTGGAGCTACGGGTTGCCATCCTGCCATATTGACCGCACTCGACTGTTTGAGGGTGGGCATCACTGACTCCTCATCTCCTGCCACATCTGACCGAAGATCGTGAAGGTTAGAAGTTCGTTCGCCGCGTCCTCGGCAGGCCAGTCGATCTCGAACTGGAAGTGTCGGCACCATGTCGGTGTCTGGTTCTGCATAAGGGAGTGCCGGTTGCTGTAAAGCGACTGGCTGGGAGGAAGGTTTGGAGGGTCTTGCCGGGTACGCGGAACGTTCTCAAAGTCGCTTCCGTTTGGTACAGGATTGACCTCGGATAGCATCACCGAGAAGGACGGAGCCGAGCCTTCCATCGCCGCCTCCAGCGTCATCCATGCGAGTCCCGCAAGCTCCCCCGGCTGCGCTACGACAACGGAACCGAAACGGGTCTTTACCGGGTACGTCATTCCGGCATCTGTGTTCACCGTAAGCTCCCGCGCGAGGATCGGCCCACCCCCTGTCGGTGGACCGATAAGCAGGCCGAAGTATCCCGGCGAAAGCTCCACGGATTGCACGGCGCTCGTGCCTGCGGCGAGCTGCGCTTGCGGACTCCAGTTGGAACCGCTTTCGGGTGCGGATGTGGGAGCCAGCCGGTACCATCCCACGGCTCCATCGGCGACGTACAGCGCCGTGTCTCCGCTCTCCTGCGAGTGGAAAGTTACGTACGAAGTTTTGGGATTATAGGCATTGAGAAGGTCCGCGATGGGTTGCCCAACCTCGACGACTCCCGACGATGGGTCGAGCGAGATGACCGTTTTATTTCCCATCATCATGTACCCGGTGGTGAGAAATTCGGTGAAGCAATCGTACGAAAGCAGCGGTATCCTCGGGATGTAGCGGATCATGTAGAGTTGCACGTTCACGCCATCGCCGAGGATGATGTAGGAGTCGCGCACCGTGAAGACGATGAGGCCGATCGACGTCACCCAAAAGCGCGTGATCTTCGACTGGCAGGTGAAGGTTGTATCGAAGCCTGCGTTACCGCTCGAACCGGATGCGGCTGCGTCAGGGCCGCTCGACGCATAGACGACGTTGCCCACGGCGGCGAAGATGCGGCCAAGGTGGTACTCCATGCACGTCGCTCCGATCGGCAGCGGTGTACCTTCGCCGTTCACTTGCGCCTGCCATGAGATGTTCAGGTTGGCGTCGAGAATGGAGTCGGTGAACGCCCACGGCTGGCCTCCTCCGGGGTTCGCAATCTTGGTCGCATACAGGAACGTGCTGCCCCCATGGAGGGTGCGGAAGATGACGACCGAGGTCACCTGCGGGTCTGCCGATCCGACTCCCTGCACCACCACCGGATGACCATCATTGGCGCTGATCGTGACACTGGCCGGTGACATGTTCGATATGTCGTCGGTGTTGTCGTTCATGTAGGCGTAGCCGTACTGGATGGGTGCGACCGCTCCAGCGTTTTGCCAGATGGCCGCACCCTCAGCATTGCCCGTAGGATCGGACGTTAGGGCGCTCTGAATGGAGCTGAAGTTGGGCGCTGTGGCTCCCGTCCTCCCCGCCTGAACGCAGGATTGGATGTTGCCTGACGAGTCTTCGATCGTGTCGGTACCGACGATCGGCGTGTCGTCGCCGATATCGGCGCGCTGCATCAGACGCCCGATGTTCTGCCACTGCACATCGTTGTCCTGAGTGATCGAGCCGATGCCGGGAAGCCATGTGGGAGGGCCACCCGCTGACGTTCCATTGTTGACGGCGAAGTAGAAGTAGTTATTGCCGTCCGTCGATTGGTGATAGAGCAAGTCCCAGCCGCTTATGCCGGTATTCGCCGTCCATAGACCGTTGCCGCGATTCTGCCACTCCACGCCGCCATCGGAGGTTCCACCGAGCGAGGCTGTGTTCCACGAAATACTGCTCGCGGTACCAGTGTTTCCGAACAACGTGCAGACCTGAATGTTTCCGTTGGGATCGAGGATGACAACCTTGGCCTGCTGCACGGTGCGCGAGAAGACGGTACTGGGGAGCCACGCGCCGTAGGCCGTGAAGGTCGGCAGCGAGACCGAGGGCGCATTCGTCGGCGCGGCGATGCCCCAGTCAGAGACGGTGTTGGTGTTGTAGTCCCACTGCTTATTCTCCACGCCGTTCGTGAAGTAGAGGATGTTGCCCACGCCGAGGAAGTAGGTCGATAGCGCGCCCGAACTCTTGTTCCATATCGCCTGATTCCCTCCATCGGTCACGTTCAACACTTGCGTTGCGGTGTCCGCGAGAACGACGATGAACTCGCTCGTCAGGCTGAAGGTGTTGAACGCATAGAAGCGGTTGATCGGAGCGAAGTTGTTGTAGTTGTAAACCACCGTGCCGGGACGCCTGCGCAGGGTGAGCTTGGAGCTGATCTCGCTGTTGTATCCGCCGAGGATCGAGTCCTGTCTTGCACCGTAATACTTCTCTTCATTGTTCGACGTCGCGGCATCGCGCAGAGGGTTGCGGTTGCTCCATAGGCCGGTGAACATCCTGTCGGTGTTCAGGGGCGCGAAGTTACTCGGCTCCGCTGCTGCACCGGCCTGTTGGAGAGCATTAGGCATGGCTGCCCTCGCTCTCTGTCGGGATTGCCCCACCACAACGACCGCACACTCCCCCTTCAGGACCACGCCGCTCCTCGTCACATCGACAGGGTGGCAGCGTCACGTGGGTCACTGTTCCGTCCGGTCGCTCCAAAGGTCTCTTTAGCTTCATACCTGCCTCGCGCTGATTCCCTGTTGTGTTGTGAGCTGGGTTTCTTGAGCTGCGCTCATCACCTCCAGCCAGTTGCCGAGGAAGATGTTGCGCTGGAGCGACGTCAAGCCACCCTGAGCGCCGAGGATGTGCGCCATGAAGCGCTGCGCGAAGATCGGGAACCGCGCGTCCTTGGTGAGCATGGTGACGGTCGAGAGGAAGCCCCAGTCGTAGATGTAGCTGAGGTAGTCGGGGATTGGTGACCATGTTGCGGCCAGCGAACTCATCAGCACCGGCGCTTGCTGATAGAAGCCCTCCATGGTGTACGCCTGATCGGGCATCGCATTCAGCCGGAAAAGTATGGTGCCATCGGTCTCCTGTTCCTGCACCGAGACCGATTGCGGACGCTGGATGTGGCTCTCTGCGGCAAGCGACAGTCTGACCTTGATCTCGATGACGTTGCCATCCTGATCCACCAGCCACGCCTTTTCGAGAAATCCATAGTCGGGCAGCATGAGCAGATAGTCTTGGCTGTCGGGAACCACATCGACCTGAAACGTGTTGCGGTTCCACGGCCACGAAAAGGGTGGACCGAGGACGGTTTGCTTGGTCAGGTTGGCTGCGGTGAGCGCAGGTTCGCCGTTCGATATATTCACCGGCTGGTAGCCGAGGAAGGGAAGCGAGAACAGGGCGCTCGACATGATGTTGCGCGTGACGGACACTAGATGCCTCCCCACTGTCTCCAGTACGGATTGCCGGGGCCGGGATCGCTGAAGTATTCGGGTGAGAGCAGGCCGTGAGCGGGGTAGAAGCCGTACCACTCCTCTTCGTTGGCTCCCTGCGCCAGATTGCTCGCAAGGTCGGCCAGCCACTCCTGTTTCATCGGCATGTAGCGGTTCTTGACTGCCTGATTCGAGGAGTAGCGGTGGGCATAGCTGACGAAGCCCTGCCGGAAATACTTGGAGTCATCATCGGGGATGGGATCGAGCGTCTGTTGCAGGTTGGTGAAGTAGGGCTGATTGCCCTGCGCGAAGGCGCGGATGATCCATGTGTTGCCGCTGGTATCGGGCGGTGGTGGAGCGAGCCGTATGCCTTGGCCCTGCGGATGCGCCACGGTCCACTGACAGGTTCCGTCCTGAATCACCTGTCCCACCGGCCACGGCAGCGTGGGCGAGCCGGGAGGTGGTGTGTCGTCTTCGGGAGGATCGGGCGCGAGCGGCGGCACCGAGCCGGTCGTTCCCCATTGCGTGAGCACGAGGATGTTGCCGTTGGCGTCGAGGATGTTGGTGGGCGGGTTGGCTGGCGTCTGCACTGTACCGACTGGGTTGGTGTAGGTCTTGTTCGGTCCCGGCCACGGCCACTGTTCGAGCTGATCGTTCTGTATCCAGCACAGGACGCGCGGCCAGCCTGCGCCTACGGCCATCACCGGGATATCGCGCACCACGCGGATCGGCCACGTCAGCGGCGGCACCTGCGTTGAGTTGGCGTCGATGCGGAATGCGTTCTCCAGCCAGCCGATGCCGTGGATGTTGAGGCTGGCATAGTCCTGCTGCCGGGTGATGGTGGGGAACGCGGGGAGCTTGTACCGGTTCCACTTCCAAGGGAAGCGCGGCGAGAACATATCCGTCGCGACGTCGTTGGCGATGGTGAGGGCGGGTTCCGACGAGAACCCGCCCGTATTGACGAGGACTGGATTGAGGTCGCCGATCGTACTGGCGCTGTCCACGATCTGTTGCAATTTGATCGTTGAATTGCCCACGTCGCACCTCGGTTATTTGTCTTTGTCACCGGTTTTGCTGCGTGTCGCTGGTGGTTCTGTTACCGGTGGTGTGCCTGCGATGAAGTTGTCCTCGGGCGTGTGGCCGCGCCGGTAGAGTGGTGCCAGCCGAAGAATCTTCTGGCGCTCTGCTCGCGCTGCGGCTACATACTCGGGGGTGTGCCGGTCGATCTCTTCTAGCGCTGCTTGGGTGGTTTCATCGCGCAGCGTGTCGGGATCGAGAACGTCCAGCATGACCTCTGCGATCCGTTGGTTGTTTTCAACCTGTTTCGCATTGACCTCATCGTTGGCTGCTTCGTTTTTGACGGCCTGATCCACGAGGTAGGCGCGCCGGTCGCGCATGGCGATCTGCGGACCCTTGATAAACATCGGGACGTCTTTGTCGGGGTCTTTGCCTTTGGCTGGATCGCCCTTGGGATACTTCGAGCCTGCTTTGTAGGGAGGTCCGAAGCCGCCGCCTGCTTTGCCTTCGTTGCCCTGATTCTTCGCCGCTTGCTGGTTCGCATAAGGTTCTGCCATGGGAGACTCGCTTTCTTTTATCGAGCGTTGTGGTTGCCGTCAGAGACGGGGCATCAGGCAGCTTCCGAGGTTCCCGGTTCGCCGCGTGTCACCATGAACAGTTGCGATCCCGAGGTTTCGTTATCGGTGGGGAAGTTCACGGCCTCCTGATATTCCTTGTAGAGACGCGCATACTCCCTGCGATCCTCGACGCTGGCACCTCTGCGGTTCAGCCTCGCATCTGGTGGCTTCCACTCTTTGCCGCAGCGCTGGCAGTAGACGCAGAGAACGCCATGCGGGTAGATATGCTTGATGACCGCGTAATTGGAGTCGTTTCCTTGGAACATCATCTCGACTCCCTTACCGCCTTTCTTGTGTCGGCAATTAGCCTGCGTATAGGTCTCGCGCTGCATCTCTGCGCGCAGCGAGCGCTCAACCGAAGCCTGCCTCACCTTGCGGATCGCCTGTGCGCTCTGAAGGTGACCGACGCGGAATCGCGCCTCGATCAGATTCAGTTCCTCCAGTTCCGCCATCACTGTCTTTCTCTCGTCGTTCGGCATCGCGAACTCCTTTCGGGTTAGTGGATGGAGTGGGAGAGGGGGGTGGACCCTCTCCCATGCCCTGCTAGACAGAGCCTCCAGCTTTAGGCGATTGCGCTCACTGCATCGATGTAGCGGATGCGCGCAACTGGATCGGGTGGGAGAGTGCAAACGTACATCGAATTGTAAGAAGCAAACCCACCGATCATTCTGCTGGGATCGTAGCCAGTCGGCTCGGTTAAGCGGCGAATCCAGACCTGCAAATTGCGCCAGTCACCGTTACCAATTTCGGTGTGATCCTTCGCCCCGAAGCTGACGCCGATGATGCCGTCGCGTCCCACAACGTACGTACGGAGCGCGGTGCCGGTGCCAGCGTCATAGTTAGGAGTCTTGTGAACGAACGTGGATTGGAAGAAAGTGACGCCCCCCCAATCGAGGACAGTTAACGCGTCGCCATCTGGTGCCGGAAGCTCGCGCAACTGCTCTTGGCCCTGTGCGCTGCGCTTGAGCACATCCACCATGGAGTTGTTCGACTTGTCGGTGAGGATATCGCCAGCCGTGAACGGGTGCATGACACCGAAATACCGTCCATCCTGAATGGGCAGGGCGTTGACGCCAGCGAGCGACTGCGCTGCTGCGGTCACGTCTACCACTTCGAGCGGCGTGGTTGCATCCTTCGACAACACATCCACCAGAGGATCGATCGCCGAAGCTGAATCGGCTGTATTCTGGATGAGCATGTTGATGATCTGCGCCAGCCGGTACGACATTTGAACCCCGAGGGCTTCGAGCGTGGGATCGATTGCGGTCCCGAGCGCGTAGTCCGAGATGTTCATGTAGTCGGCGTACTGACCCATCGTCGCCGAGTTCTGAACGACCGAAATCGTCAACCCGGTTTGTATGGTCCCTTCAGGCGCGGTGGTGAGCGGTGGAGCGGCCAGATTGACATACATGAAAAGGGCAAGTTTGTTACCTGCACTTTCATCCAGCATCCGGCGTGAAGTGAGCCTCACCCATGGGGTGTTGCCCTTAAGATTTTCTATGAAAACTTTGTCATACGAGGTGATCGTAGACTGCGGTAAATTGGTCGTTAGGTTGGAGGCTGGAGAGACGCCAACACCTAACACGCCGTTGGCATGGACTCTGCCAACGTTCCCGGTATAGAGGAACACCTGCCCACCGAAGGCGCAGATGAACTCTATAGCCGGGACGACATACTTTTGGAAAAACGCTCTGCCGCTACGTGCGGCCACCGATGCTCGACGCATGGGAGTATCCCCCTGAGTAGGTGAGTTTGTTTGCGGGTCTTAGCCGCTTCAGGTGGCTCTATGGCGAAGAGCGTTGGGTGTTACCTAAGCAAGTGCATCCACGGCCCGTCGAAAGATCGGATCGCGGAGTCGTTCGTTGTACTCGGCCCTTGACATTCGCTCCAGCTCTGCTCTGGTGATAGCTGGTTTCCGAGGCGCGGGAGTTGGCTTGCTCGCGTTGGCATCGGTATTGCGCAACCCGGTAGAGAAGCTGCGTGGACGAGGTGTTGGCGGTGGTGCAACCGCCACTGGGGGAGCTGGCGGCTCCTCCGGTGGTGTTATGTCATCCGATGGCCATGCGACGAGCTTCCCGGCGTGGAATAGCTCGGCGAATACGATGGCCAGATTGTTGCGGGTGAGGTCGTAGTTGTGCGCGCGCAGGGCGTCGAAGAGCGCCTGCTGATTTTCCGGCACAGGGTAGTATTCGGGGTAGTCCGTGGTGAAGGCGACTGCCTCCTGCCGGTAGTATTCGTCGGCGGCGTTCTGATCGAACTCCTGAAATTTCTTGGTCACCGTAGCGGGTGGCGCGCCCTGCGCAGCGGTCACGATCTCGGTCACTGCCTCTGCTACCTTGTTCGGATCGGTGATCTCGCTCGACAGACGGAGCCGGTCGGCGGGGGTGAGTTCTCGCGGTGCGACCTGAAACGGCACACGCCCGTTGTCAGGCTTTGCAACTCGACTGAGCTGCCGGTTGGCATTGACCTGCGCCTCGGCGAGCTGATCGGTGATCTCTTCGATAGTTCCCTTGAACGTGGATATGCGGTGTCCGTTCCCATTTTCGATGACGAGTGTGTAGTTTCCGTTCTCGTCCGGTTGCTTGTCGTTGAGCCAAATCTTTTTCATAAATCACTCTCCTCAAATACCGTAGGTATCGTCAGCCGCAGACATGTACAGGGTGGGGTTCAGGAGGTTTTCGCGTTCCATTTCCTCTCTCGTCGGCTGCGGTACGGATACGGGTTTGTCAACACTCGCCATATAGGAGTTTTCAATTTCGTACATTTTTAGCTGCATGTGCTCGAACATCATCCACGCAGCTTTACTCAATTTGTGGTTTTCGAGAACCGCTGCTCTGTTCTCGACGGGGGTATTGATGAGCAGGGTTTCCACCTCGATGCAGCACTGCTCCAGTACGTCCAACAAATCGGGCCAAGTTTCGCTGTGCAGCAGAGCGAAGAGGTTGCGGAGCTGCGTCGGCGCGAGCCTCGCTGTGACTCCGAATCTGCGCTCCGTGCGTATGGCGATCGTCATGCCCTGTCTCCCATATTTTCATTGGTGGATGCCGGCTCTTCGCTGGTGAAAGTTATACCCTGTAGCTCGTCCGCGTACTTCTGTATTTCCTTCTCGGTTGCCCTGTGCCGGTCCTTCAGCATGAAGCCAAGGCTGTGGCAGAAAGCTCCTATCGGCGTGATGCGCACGAAATACTTCCCGGCCTTGGGGCCGAGATCGGGTACAGCGGTGAGGTCTTCGATGAGGCCGCGCTGGAGCAGCGGCACGAACAGCTCGTCCATCGTCCAGTCGTCTTCGCCCTCGATCAGCGCCTTCCACCCGATGCTGCCGAACATGTCGGCTTTGGCCTGTTCGAGCAGGCGCGTGAGGATGCGCATGTGGCGCGGAAGTATCTGCACGAAATGTTCGGTCATTGCCATGCGTTCACCTGTGGAAGTGGCCGGGATATGTTCATCTTCAAAAAAGGTGTTTGCGCCTGAAGGTTTGCCACGAATCGCACGTTGTAGGAAATGACTTGGTTCAACATGAAGTCTGAGACACTGGTGTAATCGGCATACGATGTGATACGCGGCTCCTCTGGAAGCCACAGGCCTCCTCGCGGGGCGAAGAAATAGGTCGGTGCGGCGAGGCCGATCATCGAGAGAAATGCGCGTCGGTTCATTAGGTTCCGTAGCTCCCTGTCGGCCCGTAAAACTGGCTGGCCTGTTCTGCGTGTTCGTCGGCGGCTCGCTCGGCGAACGCGGTAGCGCGATCGAGCGGCGATTCGATGAGGTGTTGCGCCTGCGCCTTCACCGTGTTGGTTGCGATCCGGCCCTGAATCTTGAGGTCTTCGAGCTGCACGGCGTTCTGCTGTTTCTGCGCGAGCTGCGCCTGCTGCGAATTGGCCTGTTGCGCGGCTGCGCTCTGCTGCATCATGGTCTGCTTCTCCTGATCGGTCATCGCCACCACGAGGTCGCGCCGGTTCTTCCAACCGCTGACGTCCATGACCATGTTGGTGATCTCCAGCACGTTGACCTTCCATCCCGTCTGACTGAGCTGCGAGAGAAGCTGCTGGTTGCCGAAGACTTCGAGCAGGAAGGGAAGCGCCTGCGCCATGCGACCGCGAGCTGCCAGCCGCGTCCCGGCCAGCGTGTCGAACTTCAGCTCGGCGTTCATAAAGTCGAAGAAGTCCACCATGAGGGCTTGCGTGAGGTGGTTGGCGAGGAGAGCGCGAATCTCGGCGACGGTCATGCGTTGCTTCACGTTGTACCAGATGAAATTCAGGAAGGGGATGAACACGCCGTCGATGACACGCTCGACGGGTGCCTGTAGCCGTCCTTGCATTGCGGCTTGTAGCATTCCGGCCCCTGTTCCAGAACGCCCCACGCTGCTGCCTGCTTGGGGGAGAGAACCCTGCACGGCAGCTTGGTCGGCACCCGTCGTGTTGTTCGCGGTCATCTGCGACTGCTGTAGAGCGCGCCACGCATCGGGCGGAACTTGGGGCTGAGGTACCAGCATGACCGCCTTGGTCGCATCCGCCCCATCCACCAGCCTGATTCCGCCTAAGCGTCGTCTCTGATCCTGTGTTGGAACGTTCGCGCCCCGCGCGATGATGGTCTCCGGTTGTACTGCATACGCGATAATGTCCAGAGCTGCGTTCGTGATCCCTTGGTCGATGCGTTGGTCGCTTCCTGCGATACGGCCACACCCCATGCCCCACGCTGCATTCTCGATATTCCAGAAGTTCGCCGAGACGTAGGGAACGCATCCCATCTTGTGCGTCCCGTTGCGGATGACGACCTTCTGCTGGAGTACCGTGTACACCTTCTTATCGCTGGCCCATTCCAACACCTGCATAGGCTTTTGCAGCGGGTCTTCGGAGAACTCCTGATCCGGTGGAGCGGCATGGAAGATGGCGGCGTTGGTGCCGCTCATAACGCGAGTGAGCTGGCTTATGCTCTCGGTCTGCTCGATGCCATCGACGAAGATGTTGCGCAGGGTGTCGTCGTCGGGAATATCGTAATCTTCGTTGTCGCGCAGCTTCGTCAGGTCTTCGTAGTTCAGGTATCTCTCCTGCACCACCCAGCCGCACTTCCACATCTGGTTTGGCCGGTTCCACTGGGGGTTCGGGTAGACGGTTCCCAGTTCGCACTTTTCGAAGGTCGGACGTTTTCTTACAATCTGTTTTGTCGTCGCCTCGAACTCGTCCGACTCCTTGGTGAAGACCATCACCGGATCGCCGCCGAGCGGCATATCCAAGCGCTGCGGCGAGGCCTTGCGGGTGTACGTGGTCACCTCTTCCGTGTACTCTTCCCAACCCATCTTGAAGATCACGGTTCCCTGATTGCACATTGCCTCGATGCCGTAGGTCAGCTCGCTTTTGAAGTCGCACAGCTCCAGCAGGATCGCCACCAGCTCCTTCCACGCGCGCGCCGAGTCTTGGTGGACGTTGGGCCGAGGCCGGATTTCGAAGGGTATGTCATCCGAAAAAATTGCCCCGGTTATGGCCGGGGCGAGAGAGTTTACTTGGGTGGCAACGTTGAAACGTGAGACGTTGGATCGAGAGACTGTCGAACCCTCGAACTGCGCTTGTGTTCGAGGTGACTGGTAGAGCGTATCCGACTCGCGCCAGTGTAGAACCCATAACCTGTCGGTGAGCCAAGCGCTCGCTTTCTGGTAGTCCTGAACCACGATGGAGAGTACGGCGGGGTCCGTGTACTTGGCATCGGCTACAACCGTTCCGGTGGGCGTTTGCACGTCCTGTGGAACGACTGGATCACTCCAAACCCCGTCGGGAATGAGCGTGGATGTTCCCATCACATAAACCCTCGCCGATTAGAACTCTCCGGCGGGTTCGGGCTGGATAGTCAGCCTGCCGCGCACACCATGGGCGTTTCGCCATAACGCCTTTAGCGCAAAATACACCTGTTCGGTAACGATTACAAATGTAACTGGTGTATGTTCGCCGGTCCTTCGCCCAAAACCTATTTGGGCGGGTAGGGTTTGATCTTGCTGCGCTTGTTGGGCTGAACGCCGTGGGACTCCAGAGTGTTGCCGCTGATAGCTCCCGAGACCGTGGTCGAACGGTTCGGCATCCTACCTCCCTGAATCCCTTTCGACGCTGGCGCTACCCGGCGTCGATCGACGTGGCCGCGAGTGATCTTTACATGTGCCATGACAGTTTCTCCTTGTGGGTGGATTTACCAGCGCTTCCGGTCGCCCCTTGCCGTTCGTTTACGGCTGGGGAGGCCGGGATCGCGGGTTGCTTCGGTGATGCGCTTCACAGGCGGTGGATTGCTGTTGGGAAGGTGTTTGTACTTCGGGTTCTTTTTGGCTGTCATCGTCTCACCTCTTTTTGCGTCGTCTTGCTGCCCTTGCGACGTTCTGCGCGAAAACGGCTTTGCGAGCCATCTTGCCACCCTTCTTTTTGGCGGCGGCGATCTTCTTCTTCGTGGCCTTGCCGAAGCTGCCGAGTGTTCCCTTGCGCTTCATGCGGCTGACGGCTTTCTGAATCCAGCGCTTTTTCGTGGCCATGACAGCCTCCTAGTATTCCAGCCCCGGTATCGCTACGAGCAAACCTGTCTCTGTGTAAAGCTGATCCTCGATGTAAGGCTCCGGTTCCGGCTCCGGTACCTCTGGTTCCGGTGGAGCGTACGGCCCTTTTCCGTATACGAGGTTGTAGTGGTCGCGTTCGCGCATCATGTTCCAAGCGTCTTGGCTGTTGGTCTCTTCGCTGGCGACGGAGATCGGCAGGTTGTCGGCCACGCGCGAGATGACGTCAGGCAGGCCGGTGTCGTCATGCATCCCGTACTCGACGAGGCCAGTGATGAGCGGCTTGGTCTTGACGCCGGTAGAAAATCGGAGGCGCGACGTTGCGATCAGCGCCTCCATGGATCGAATGCGGGTATCGCGCTCCCCAGCGTCGGTATCCGGTTCGATCCAATCGATCCCTATACGCCAGCCGGTCGTCAGCGCATAGTTGTCGATCGCAGGCTGGTAAATGCGAGCGCCGGGAGAGTCCTCTATGGCGATCTGGTGGAGTTCGTACTTCCGGGCGAGGTTGTGGATCATCTTGGCCATCACGGAGGGCTTGTAGTGGCCGTGGATGACGTCCACGATGTACATCCGGTTGCGGTGCATCAGACCAACCGCTCCCGAGACCGCCGTCCAGCGCAGGGAGCGGCAGGGAAGCCGCAGCGCGAGGAAGTGTTCGCCCACCATGGGAATCTTGTCGGCTTCCTCCATGGCGGCAAGCACCTCGGCCTCGTCGAAGACGATCTCAGCGGCTCCGTAGCTGTCGAGCATGTACTGGCTCATGAAGCTGGCGTAGTCGGCCTCGTACTCTTCGCGCAGAAAGTCGTAATTCAGGATGGTGGGAAACAGCAGCTCCACGTCTTCCTCAGCCGGGAAGCCATCGGGATCAAGCCTTTGTCCAGTGGTGAGCTTGAGGGCAGGTTTGAACACACGGTCATAACTTCCCGGTCGAGCGGTGAGGAGCTGATCGTTGAACATGTCACCAGCTCCGTAGGTTGTACCGATCATCATCTCGATGCCGGTGGGCTTCAGAATCTTGCGACTGAGTTTGTACGCCTTGGTGACGCGCACCCGCGCTGTGAAGCTGTTCGAGTTTCTATTGTTGTGCGGATCATCGAAAATCAGCACGTCAGGGTGCCAACCGGTCGTCGAGGAGTCGATCGAGTTGGCCCACACCAGCGGCTCGATGATCTTGGGTTCGGTCTGCCGCAGAGCTGCGGTGAACTCGCCCGAGTTCTTCTGCCGGAAGATGCACAGCTCGGGAAAGAGTGCTTGGAACAGGGTCACTGGCCGTTTGTCGGGATGCACGAAGAAGCTGGCGATCTGATCGACGAACGCCGCTGCCAGTTCCTTGCCGCCTGACATGATGAGGATCGCGATGGTCATGTGGTAGTGCAGGCAGAGCTGCACCACGTAGGCGAGGTCGATGGTGGTCTTGTAGGTGTTACGGGGGAGCATCAGCGAACGTCGGCGCTTGATATCTTGGTTCAGCTCTTCGACGTTTTTGTTTGGGTCGATCTCGGGGAAGAACTTCAGCGCCTCATGGTGAACGTCCTCGGTGATCAGGCAGTAGCCGAGGGTGTAGCAGAGCGCGAGCAGATTGGTTTTGCATAATCTTCGCCCGTCCTCTTTGCACTCTTCGTCTTCGATCACCATGGCGGTGAGCTGCGAGCGCCAGAGCCGGTTGTCGGCCTTCTCTTGTCGAGCGTCACGGAGCTTGCGCCAGTTGTAATGCATGGCTCACTCTCCCGGTGGGGGTGGGGGTGGCCCTCCCGGTCCTCCGGGTGGCGGCGGCGGCGGCTCTTCGCCAGCCTCGTCCTCGGCGTCGGGATCGGGAGCCATGGCAGCTTCGACGTGGCGAGCGAGCGCCTTGTGGTCGTCGAGCGAGTGTTCGCGGGTGGCGCGGCGGGGATCGGCTGGAGGCTCGCCGCGCTTGTTTCTCATCTCGTGGGCGGCGATGAACTTGCCCTCGGCGATGCGCCGGATGTTCATCTGGTGGGTATGGAGCTTTTCACCGTGGGAGCTGAGTACGTCTTCTGCTTTGGCCATCACACCACCAGCCTTCCCATGAAGAGGGTGTAGATCACCCACAGCGTAGCGAGCAGATAGACGACGAGCTTTACACCGTACCGTATGCGCTCGTTGAGTGTGAGGTCTACGAGCGGAACGATCAGGTAGGCGACGAGGAGGATGACGACGATCTGGAGCATGTTGCCTCCTTGAGCCTGCGCACCGTGTAGCGGGGAACGCAAGCGGTGTAACCATCGGCAAAACGGATCATCGGGAGTTGGCTGTTGCTGCCAAGAATCAATTCGCAACATTGACCCTTGCGATCGCCGAGCATGTTGCCACGGTAGCGATACTGCAAGGGCGTTGGCTCAGAAGTGAGCGTTTTCAAGATACCACTTTCTGCTGTTCGCGCAATGACTTTCTCCATGCTCGGTAACTCGCTTTCTCTTCCTCGGTGCAGGGCTGGCCGCAGAAGCGGCATTTTCGGGCGTCGGTACGGGCGCGCAGGTACTTGTTCCGCCGCGCCGCGCACAGTTTAGAGCAGGTCGTCGAGCGTCGGCGCTTGCGATCCTCGGGAACGTCGTCTCCGCAGACGACGCACCAGACCTTGATGTGATCGAGGTTGCTCATTTCGGATCGTCCCTCGTGATGCGCTGGACGTTCGCTACCCCGTCCACTTCAGGCTTCCAGACGCGGCCACGTTCGAGGTAGCGCATGAACTCGAAGCCGCCCCTGCGCGCCATCTCTTGCAGCTCTTCCGAGTTGGGTTCATAGGCGATGAGCAGGTTGAAATTGTCGGGGAACTCGATAGGCGGCATCACGCCACCTTCCCGTACAGCTTCAAGGGTGAATGGATCGGCCTTCTCCATCCTCTCCAGATTGTCTTTCTCGATGACGACGTAGAGAACTGATCTTTTCGTGAAGCTATCGTTGACCATGGTTACTAGCATTTCGGCTCCAGTCTGGTGACGGTGTATTGAGTTCTAGGATCGTCGCGCTGATCCTTGTGGACGACGCATTTGCTCTCCTCACCATCGACGCAGGCATCGCTATGAATGACTCCGCAGGCTTGCAGTGCGTCGAGGCCCGATTTCCAGAAGTTGTCGAAGTCGCCCCTTCCATAAGGCCCGAGGTATACGTCGATCCTCACTCCATAGCGCACCTTCTTGCGCTCGCTGTTGGTGAGTGGCGCAACCGTGCGACCTTTGGCGAAGATCGCGACGGCTTCACGGTAAGCCCTCACCTCCGGGGTGAGCTTCTTTCCGCGATGCCGCTGGCGATCATGTCCGGTGTAGTGACAGGTCTCGTAGATGTGATTGACCGAGGGTGGATTCAGGTACGGCACAGTGAAGACGATGAGTTGTTCGATCTCGATGAGGGCTGACATGCACTCTAGTATATAATGAACACACTATGAACACAAAGAGTGGTACAGCAAAAAAGAGCCGTACGAACACGCCGCGCGAGCGGGGTTTGTACAAGAGCTACAGTATGCGCATCCTGAAGCGCGATCTTGACCGCCTGCAAAAGAAGGCGAGGCGCGAGAAGATCAGCTTCAACACTTGGATGGTTTCAGCTCTCATGGAGAAGCTGGCACCAGCGGCCAAACCCGAGGAGATCGAGCTAGTGGAGATCGTGGAGGTGCCTAGTGGCGATTCTCTATCGGCCTGACGGAACGCAGGACACGGTTACACCAGCCAACGGTGTCCATTGGTCTCTCGAAGAGATGCAGACGCTCGTCGGCGGTGATATCCGATACGTTCGGACAACAGCCGGTCACTGGCTCGTGGTCGATGAGGATGGGATCAGGAAGCGCAAGGCTCCCAACTTCACAGCGACAGGGATGTACATTCATGGTGACTACGATATGCTCTTGGGCGACGTGCTTTGGGTAGAGACCTTTCTGGAGTTGGCTGGCCCACCTGGTCCCGAGGAGGAGTGATGCAGCTATCACGACGAACCTTTCTCGCTAGTCTCGCCGGGGCGCTAGTAGCTCCTCGGCTGGCGCTGCCAGCTCCACCAGCCGATATGCGCGAGACGGTGGCTGACGAGTTGATAGTCTTCCGCGAGGAAACGGATGACAGTATCGTTTT